TAACTATGGGTGATTATGTATCTTTATCTGGTAACTGCACCGGAGAAATAGCAGATAGAATGTTTAATGTGTATGGTATTAAAACAGTTGCAGACTTAGATACTGCATCTTTAGTTAATGGTAGTAAAATTACTTACAATATCCCAGCAGTAGGTGATGTTGGTGGGTTCTTTGCTAGATCTAAAAACAGAAATCAACTATATTTAACTGTTGCTGGTATAAATCTTGCAAAAGTATTAAATGGAAATATAAGTAATGCTATTGAATGGAATAGCAGTTTAAAAGAATCATTAAAAACAAATCGTTTAAATTTCTTTGTAAACAATCAAAGTGCTCCTAATTTCTTGGGAGCGGATTTGGTTGGTGTAACAGCAAATGCAACAATTATAGCTGAAGATCGAATTGGTGTGTCGAAACTTAAATCTGCAATATACCAAGATTTAACAAATATTGGTATGAAATATTTGTTCCAACCCAACGATACACAAACAAGAACGTATGTAACATCTGAAATAAGAACGGCTCTCAGTAAGTATAGTCAATTTTTGTTTACAGCAGCTACACAAATTACATGTGATAGTACAAACAATGATGATTTTAGCACGTCACTTAATATGACAGTTGTCGTTCAACCAATTTTGAGCTTGGATAGTTTTGAAGTATCACTAACTGTTGTAACACAATAATGGCAAATAGAAACTCCATAATCAATTTTAAAAACGGGTTTAATGGAGGAACCCGTGCAAACCGCTTTGTTGTTGTTCCTTCATGGCCTACAAAAGTTCCATTTACTCAATCCGATGCTACATTTAAAATGGTATCTGCATCTTTACCGGGAACTCAAATAAATACAATTCCGGTTCCTTATCGCGGTAGAATGTTATTGTTACCCGGAGATAGACAATATAGTACGTGGGCAGTTGGTATATACGATGATAATAATACTCAGAATTTGTGGAAATCTATGCATACATGGTCAGAATTGATGGATGGACATTACACACATTTAGTAGATTCTGATGATTTTAATTATGATTCTTTACAAAAAACATGGATAGTAAAACAATTAGATGCAAATGGTGGTTTATTAAAAACAATAACACTTTACAAATGTTGGCCATCGGTTGTGGGTGAAGTGGAATTAAACATGGGAGATGCAGGATTTAGTTCTTTTAGTACTACTTTAACTTTTGATTACTTAAAAATACAAGACAACTATAATACTTAAAATGCTAATTAATGATTTTAAAAATAACTTCTTTGGTGGAAATAGAAAAAACCGTTTTCGTATTACGGGCAGTTTTCCAACTGGTGGTGGTTTTACAGATTATCATGTTCGCGCTACAACAATTCCAAATTCAGCAGTAAAAACAATTAGTTATCAACATTTTGGAAGATTTTATCACTATCCTGGAGAAAGAGATTACGGTACATGGTCTTTCAATGTTTGGGATGATACTGGTAGCAACAACATTTGGGGTAGAATCCAAAAATGGCAAGATTTTATTAATAATCATGATACAAATGTTAGCACGATAGATCCAGATGATTATAAAGCATATAACTGGAAAATTCAACATTTAGATATAAATGGTAACCAGAATCCACAAAAAGAATGGATTTTGAATGGTTGTTGGCCTACCGGAATTCAACCGATTCCACTTAATATGGGTAATCCAAATACGTTAAATAGTTTTAACGTTATTATTGCGTTTGATTATATTGAAATTAGTGATATTACAAAAGATTAACAAGGTGAAACATGGAACTACCGCTTTTAGGATTTTATTTTGGTAAGAAAAAAGATGAGAACAAGAAAAGCCTAGAACAGGCTAGTCCTGTACAGGCTATAACTGCACCAGAAGTTTATGACGGTACGGTTACAATTGAGGCTGGTGGTTTTTTTGGTACAGCTTTAGATTATGCAGCATCAACACGTGATGAAACACAGTCAATTATCATGTACAGAAATATGTCTGTATATCCTGAATTAGATAATGCGATTGATGAAATTGTAAATGCGTCGATAGTTCAAGGAACTGATCATAAACCAGTTAAATTAGATTTAACACATTGTCCAGTTTCCGATCAAATCAAAACAAAAATATATAAAGAATTTGATACAATCTTACATCTATTAGATTTTAATCATAAATCATATGAAATTTTTAGACGATGGTATATTGATTCTAAAATTTATTATAATTTGGTTATTGATAAAGACCTACCAAATGAAGGTATCAAAGATATTATACCAATTGATCCTTTAAAGATTAAAAAAGTTCGTAAGGTTCATAAAGAAGTTGACAAATCTTCAAAAAATCAAATGGTATCTATCATTAAAGATATCGAAGAATATTACATTTATACAAATACTGATAAAGAATCTTATGTACTTACTGGTCCACAAGGTCTTCATTTATCGTTAGACAGTGTTGTATATGTTCCATCTGGATTGGTTGATTTAAATAGCAAACGTGTTTTAGGTTATTTACATAAAGCAATTCGTCCACTAAACATGTTGCGTCAAATGGAAGATGCCTTGTTGGTTTATAGAATTGCTCGTGCACCAGAACGTCGTATTTTTTACGTAGACGTTGGTCAGTTACCAAAACAAAAAGCTGAACAGTACATGCGCGACATGATGAGCCGTTTCCGCACACGCCTTACTTATAATCAAGATACCGGTGAAGTAAGAGATGAGCGTAAGCACATGTCTGTACTGGAAGATTACTGGTTACCTCGCCGTGAAGGTTCACGTGGTACAGAAATTACTACGCTTCCTGGAGCCCAATCTCTTTCACAAATTGAAGATGCAGAATACTTCAAAAAGAAACTATATGGTTGCTTAAACGTTCCAATGAGTCGTTTGCAACCAGAAACAAATGGTTTCAACATGGGTAGATCTACAGAAATATCTCGTGAAGAAATTAAATTCTATAAGTTTATTGATCGTCTTCGTTTTCAATTCTCAAGGTTATTCCTTGATACATTAAGAGTTCAGTTGTTGCTTAAAGGTGTAATGACGGATGAAGACTGGCGACATTTAAAGAATGACATCAATGTTATTTTTACTACTGATAATTATTTCTGGGATTTAAAAGAAGCAGAAATACTTGCAGAACGTGTTAAAATGTTGTCGTATGTTGAACCCTATGTTGGTAAATATTTCTCAACAGAATACATTAAACGAAATATATTGCGATACACTCCTGAAGAACTCAAAGGTCTTGAGAAAGAAATGGCAATTGATCGTCAACGTATTGCACAGGAACAGGCTGCTATGGCTGCACAACAAGCAGCACAAGGAATGTCAGCCGAGGACGCAGGACAACAACAATGATACCTACCACAAAATTATTACTAAAACACGGAGTTAGAAGTCTATTAGCCGAAAACAATAATTTTTTTAAACAAAATATTATTCAAACTCTGGCTATAAAATTAGATAAAACCGTAAAAGAGTCCAAAAGTTTAGTAGAACGTAAGTTATTTTCTAGAGTTACTAACACTGAAAATACCAGAGAACTAAAAGAATTTATAGACTTTATTAATGATTTTAAGGGTGGGGTTTATAACTTTAAAAATGGTTCAAGTATAAATATTACTGAATCTGAAATCCATAGTTTGAAACAATTGTTTGAATCTTTGAATCCACAAAATAGACAAAAAATGATTTCAGAAATATTTGAAGACGGAATTAAATTCAAAGAGCACATCAATTTTTCACAGAAGGTAACGAAACTATTATGAAAAACAACGTTCGGCAAATGCTAAAAAATATCGTAGAAGAAAATGCTGTTGCTTTTAAAGAACAAACTGGTAAAGTTTTGTTTGGAAAAGCTGCACAACGTTTAGAAGAACAATACAAGAACGTAGCAAAAGCTATTTTAAAGCCAAAGACTAAACAATGAAATTAATTACGGAAATAACTGAAGACATCAAGTACGTTAAGGAAAATCTCGGAAACGGCGAGAAGACCTACTTTATTGAAGGTGTTTTCATGCAATCTGATACTAAAAACCGAAATGGTCGTATATACCCACAAAACACTTTGCTCAAAGAGTGCAAACGGTATATCACTGAATATGTTGCAAAGGGAAGAGCAATGGGTGAACTTAACCACCCAACTGGTCCTACTGTAAATTTGGATAGAGTTTCACACATTGTAAAAGAACTGTACGAAGACGGCAAAAACGTCTATGGCAAAGCTAAAGTTCTTGATAC